CTGCTTTGATAACACCTTCTTTAGATCTTTCGATGTGTTCTTTCATAGGTCCTTCTTTCATCATTTAGCAAACTCCTGTTGCAGTTTTATATTGTCCATGAACTCTTTTTTAGTGCCCATGTCATCATTAAATGCTCCACGCAACACAGTTGTCTGTGTCAAACTACTGTGAGCACCAATTCCTCTATTTTCACAACAACCATGTGTAGCCTGTAAGTAAACACCTACGTTTTTACTACCTGTTGCTTTTTGTATTTCATTTGCAATTACATTATTAAGTTCTTCTTGTAGTGTGCCACGTCTTGCACACCATTGTGCTATTCTTGTGTATTTAGAAAGTCCAATAAGTGTTTCTGCGGCAATGATACCAATATATGCTACGCCATTAACTGGTTGATGATGATGTGAACACATACTTTTAATTTCACTTCTTACAACCAACATACCCTTATAACCATCTTCTATATGATTAGGAAATGCAGTTGCATTAGGCATAGGATCATATCTACCACTCATTATTTCATTGATGTACATTTTTGCAAGACGCCTACCAGTGTCCATGCTATTAGGATCATTATGCCTGTCGATAATTAAACTGTCAAGCACACCTTCAAACTTTGTAGTAAGTTCTTCTATAAGTGCTTGTTTATCGCCTTCTTTAAGTACAGAACTGATATTGTCTCCTGCCCAGTACCTTACATCAGCATCTTGTAAACGTTTTTTGATGTCATCACTTATCACTATATTTCTCCTCTTTTGAAATTCCTTTATATGATTTTATAATCTTTTTCAAATTATTGCAACTAAAATATTCCTCTTTTAAGAAGTTTGTCAACTTCGAAATATTTGGATAGTGTTTTTTATGGTCACTCATAACCCAATGTATTTTTTCTATAATCTTTTCTTTGTGCTTAAGATAAGAATCCCAACTTTCTGTCCACTCTGCAGGATACTTAAAGTAATCATCATACATTTCTGTATAACTTAATCTATCTGGCACTAAAGGAAAACAGTTTACAATGGCACCTTCAAATGCACTAATACCTAGTGTTTCCTGCAAGTTTGCACTGAATATCATTTTTGCTTCTCCAAGTAAGTTATGATATTCTACTTTGCTTAATCTACTATCCTGACAAACTACAAATTCATAATCACTTTGTAGTTCTTCTTTCAAGTCTCTAAATATTTCTGGTTGTTTTTCTGGAGCAACTCTGTGTGGGAAAAGTATTAAGTTTCTTTTCTTCATGTTTAAGAAAGGTTGAAGAGCATCCAATTCATACTCCATAGGCCAACCAGTTCTTACAATCTTGTTATCATCTATATGTTTTTGTTTTTCTTCATCACTGCATTTAAGTAATTCTTTGCAAAATAGATTAATATGAAAGTCACTTGCAAAGTAGTTGTGATCAAAACATTCAAACATACTTTTCTCTGCATGACGTACCCAAGGTTTATCACCTACAAGTCTGCCTAAAAAGTCTGCAGGATCATAACTTCCGGCGTGCCATAAACCATGCATTACTACAGGTATCTGCAAAAGTTCGGACATATATTTTATATTGATTACACCAGGATGCCAAGCATCTGTAAAAATAATATGATCACCACTTTTAATTTTGCCATTAGTAAAAGCACGGGATATCTTTTCTACTTGTGTAGATTTATAAATGTTAGTACCACCGAAGTTTAAGAACGCACCAGGAGTTGTTGCATCAGGTATATCTTCACTGCCGTCAACAACTTCTAAATCTGTTTCATTCCACACGTCTGCTTTACGTAAAATTTTAGGAACGTGTATTTTCCATTCAGATGTGTATCTTGTTTCAACACTTTCTAAATCAACAAGCCAAATTTTCATTAATTCCTCTTCCTATTTTTAAATTTTTTTATTTTGCGTTTGACAATGTTCTTTTGTCGATTATACATTTGCCAAGTATGCGAAGTATTATCATACAAATCTTTTTCATCAAAAACATAACTCTTCGAATCGCCATCAAGCCAAGCATTCCTACAAAAACTTTTATACGATTCCAAATCGCTAAAGATCTTTTCTACTTCAGGATTATCTTTCAAGTACGACACTGTTCTAATCTCCATTCGTTTAGTACTTTGGATACTCGATGTGAGCACCATTCTCTCCGTCTTCAGACACATCAATATGAACTTCACGTCCAGGATACTTGTCATTGATTTGTGTGTATAAATCATCACTCATCATTTCACAAGATTTGTAGTCAAGTTCAAGTGTCTTCTCATCATACAGTTTTTCTAACCATCTCTTAAACTGTATAAATTCAATATCTCTATCATTGTGATGTACTGCAATACCCACTTTAAAATGGAATATATGTCTATGTGGATATCCTAAAAATGATACATCGTATTCGTCACCTGTTGCTAGATTAGGATCATCTAATGCCGCAGGATATTTGTGAATACCTTCCTTACGAAAAGTTACCCAAATCATTCTCTTTGCCGTATTCATAATACGTGTTTTTGTGTCTTGTTCCATTGCTTCTTTCATCATTGTATCAACTATACTCATAATATACTACCTTTCTTCTGTTTTGTCAAGTGGATTATCGTTCTCATATTTTGTCCAATCAGTAAACTTATCTCTCTTCAATAAGTCATGTACCTGATGAATCCAAACTCCAGCATTAGAATGATTAAAATCTGAATCATCAATTTTTATACAAGCATTGTAATTTAATTGGTTTACGTATGGCAACTTTACACTAATTTGAGAAATAAAATTATGTCTTTCATTAAATCCATTCTCTAATACCCAATCATGATATTTTACATCATAGTCTAAAGTTACCATATACTTCTTGTCTAATAGTGCATAAACAAGACTTTCCCAATCTTCTTTAGGAACAAAACTTTGATTAGCACCCAAGTAGATGTGTTCTACGTGATTTTTTTCTGCCTGTTCTAATACTTCTTCTATAGGACGACATCCAACTACAAATAGTGTGTCCATATCAAAAGCAGGAGTCTTTTCAACTTCATAGCCAGTAAAGTAATTCACATCAGAATGTGTTCCGCTTGAGTACTCTCTTTTCATTATGCTACCTTAATATTTGCAGTTTGTAGGTAAGTCATCATATTTTCAGGTGTTGTTTGAACATATGGATCATCATCTGCTCCATCGTTGTTTATGCCTGGCTCTTGCCACCATTTTTCAACTACACCATCGTTGATAACACACATATATCTCCAACTTCTGTTACCGAAGCCTCTGTGGTTTTTACCAATTAACATACCCATATATCTTGTAAAGTTCCCAGATCCATCTGGAATAACTTTTACATTTTTGATACCAAGCACTTCTGCCCAAGCATTCATTACGAATGTATCATTTACTGAACAACAATAAATTTCATCGATGCCCATTTCTTTGATCTTTTCATAATTTTCTTCAAAACTAGGAAGTTGAGTTGAAGTACAAGTTGGAGTAAATGCGCCAGGTAGACTAAACAACACTACACGTTTACCTTTGAAGTAATCATTTGTAGTTTTTTCAGTCCATACACCTTCGTCAAAACTGCAACCTTTTTCTAATACAACGTCGCCTTCTCTAACTTTAAAAGTAGTAAGTGGAATATTAAAACCTTCCGTCATAACTTTTTTTCTCCTTGTTTAAAGTTTTTACTATATTGTTCAATTTGATCTTTTATAAACAATTTTATTTTTTTCAAACGTGTTAAAAGACCTTTATGATCATAGTCTCTATACATATTACGTTCTTTTTCAATTTCGTCAACCTTTTTTGCATAATATTGATGCTCATTTTGTAATTTTAAAAGGTGCTTATCTTTGTTTTTTGTATGTGCCATTTTATACCTCCTCAAACAAGTTCCCAAATTGAGTACTTGCATTTACAGTTTTCTTACCAGTTGCTCCCCTAGTGCCAATAATTGACATCCAGAATCTTGAAAACTCTTCTATTATTGCATTCGCTTCGTCTCTGTTGTCAGTTGCGAATATTGCCTCCACAACATCACGGAAAAATAACCTGTCAAATTGCTCTTCCACAAGCATTGCCGGAATGATTCCATTGTCGTATTGTCTATTTGCTTCTTGCACTGCGTTGATGTGCATCCAAACATTGTGTCCCATTTGTATTGCATAACTAAAACTATCCCAACTTGTTTTGCCTTCCTTACCAATCTTATTTAGATCGCCAGGAGCATAAATGCAAACATCTTTTGCTTCTAATCCTTTTGTTATAGGACTATCTAAGAAACTTGTATGTTTGCCTTCTCTTATAAACGCATCACCAAATGCGGTTGTATCTGTTGCAAGGGCCTTATCGTCAATGCTAGGCACCATTCTATACACCCATTTAGTTCTGTCTTTTGTTTCTAATTCACAGTATACTTGACCATTTGCAGTTGCTAGGAACGGCGAAGCACAGTCAAATGTAACAGTAAAATTAGGATTATGATACTTACGTACTGCTCTTTGTACATCTGTAAGTAGTGTTGCCCACTCTAATTTACTTGTACCTAAGAAGTGCATAAAGTCATGCACACCTTTTTCTAACAAGCCATCGAATCGTAATGCAACTAATCTTTTTAACACTAGATGAATATCACACATATTCTGACCACCCATTGACCAACCGTTGAAATGTGTATCTGGATATTTTTTAGGATCACAGTAGTCTTTCATTTGTTGATACCAATCTTCTGCATCAGCATGATTTTCACCTTGCAGTACATTTAAAAACTTACAGTTACCGTTACGATTTTTCATAAAGTAATCATTATTAATACGTGTTGCATTTACAGCCTCTTGATATGTACTGATACCTGTTGCTTTAGCACCAGCAGGAGATCTAGATACCCAAGCAGGAATATCAAGTATCATACCATAGTCCATATATGCGTCCATCCAAGTTAAAACTTGTTCACGTTTCTTTTTTGCTTTAGGACAATTAGGATCTTTCCAATCACCTTCCCACACACCTTTACCAATCTGGAAACCACCCGAGTCACCTAGTAACCAACTGTTTTCTCTATCTCGTTCACGGATCATTAATTCTTTTGGAGCATCTTTGTTTACATCAAGTTCGGCGTGTCCTGCCGAATATAAACTCCAATGATATTGAAACAGTCCTTTGTCAGGTTGTAACCAATTCATACTCTCTACATCATTTGTAAAGTTCTTTGGTAGACGACTACGTTCTACGTATTCTTCACGTCTTTGCTTACCAATAAATGTAGCAAAGAATCCGCTAATAGCAGGAAGAAATATTGCGTAATCTTTTTGTTCTTGTGTGAGGTTAGTGTTCATTTTTATCTTGCCCTATAAATGTCAGTTCTATTAATCCTTCTTTTTAAAACTCTTAGTAACTCTTCCATTTTATCAATTACATTAATCAAGTCAGGATCTGTAATCATTTTTGTTTGTGTTCTAAGAGCCTCATACTCAGTTAAAGGAATAGAAACCATTGCAGATACTTTAGTTTCATTTTCAAAACTAGCATCTACGTCTTTGTCTTCTACACTTGTCATAAGCCTCCTTATTTGCTTTGAGCAGGCATTATATAATCATACGTTGCCAAACCACTGTCTACACTTATTTGCATAGCACCTTGATCTGAAATACGCATTGTCTTATCACCATTTAGTCCAAGTACTGCTAATACCTGTGCTACAGGCCATGCCCATTCATTTTTTAGTTGCCCAGTTATGCCTGGTTGGAATACAAATTCACCTGCGTGTGTACTTGCATCACCGAATTTAAATTTAAGATCTCCACTGTCAGTCATTACAGTAAATACAGTTTCTTCTGCATTTGCAGTTGCCTGTAACTTAAATCTTTGAATTGCCGCCATAGTTGGTTGTACTTCGACATCCCAACTTGCACCTTTAAACTTTACAGTTTTTAGTTTTTCATTAATAATTTCTGCATTCATGAATCTATAATCATTTTTAAAGTCTTTGGTTGCATTTTCAAAATGAATACCAACTGGAATAGTTGCACCATTTCTTTCAGCAGTAACAACATCAATTGAAGCACCATCCTTGTATTCAGGACATTTCAAATGAATGTCTAACTTATTTAGGTTAGGCATACCAAATGTGCCTTTTAGTTCTACCTGTGCGGCTTTTGTAGTAGCCTGCAAAATAACTGATCTATCTTCTGCCATAGAATCAATACCAGTCTGTGCATCATCACCGTTTACCTTAACAATGTTAAGAAAGCCAAGTGCGTGTGTATGTGCAACAATGTCTTGTAATATGTCTTTCATGTTTTATCTCCTGTTAACATATATTATATTTAGAAAATCATTCAAAGTCAAATAAATTATTGAATGTATTCTTCTGTTCGGTTGATTTAATATCCCAATCCAAAACACCTAATAAGTTGCCCAATTTGTTATCAATAATAACACTTTCCATTTCTTCATCCGCAAACGGAAGTTCTTGGAACCAACTAGGCAATCTAAGTTCATCTGTAGGATATGCAACCGAAGTATATCCCATGGGATTATTTTTTAGTTTACACACAATTACTTTCATACCATCAACAATATTCATACTGTAATTGTCGCTATTCATGTCTTTGAGTGTATTCCAATTTATGCTGGCTCTGACGTGTCCAGGCATATTAACTTTGCCATGTTTTTTCTGCTTGGCAAGATAATCTGTTACATTATTTGCACGTTTAGGTGATCCTTTTTCCCAACCAGGACGTCCTCTAAACTGTGTTCTAAATTCACTAATTTTTTCTAGTATATCTTGTTCTTGTGCACCAGTAAGTACATCTAGCAATAGTTCACTCATAAAGTCTTGCATAAACACTGGAGTATCAGAACGTTTAAGATCTAACCCCATTGCTTTAACTTTCCCTGGCTTACCTTCTACATCAAGACGTTGTCCTTCAAGATCATAAATTAATATTGCATATCTTTTCTTTGTAATAAACAAACCTTTTTCACCAACTACTTCTCTACCAGCGGCAATAACTTTGCCTCTGCTCTTTGGACAATGAAAGGCATCATTCATAAACTGCGGAAAAGTTTTGTTTGCTTCGTCACAGATTGTATCATACAATTCAGTTACTTTGTCTTTGCCCCATTCGATTTCACCCTTATCAATTTCTGCACGTAAACTTGTATATGCAGTAAAATAGCAACTGTCAGTATCACCATATATAATGCCTTTACCTACATGGTCATATTCGCCTGTGATAATTTCATTAACTTTTGCCGCCATGTGTTTTGTAATAGTTCTACCAGATAGTGTCGTACTTTGACCAATACGTTTATCAAAGAATCTACAACCTGGATTTAGAATAGCACCATATAAACTATTTAGGTTAATCTTTTTAACCAACTGTCTTTTATCCCAAAATGCTTCTTCAATCTTGTTACCTGCATCAATGGCTTCTTTTTTCTTTGCTTGTAGTTCTTTACGTTCATCGTACCAACGTTCAAGCAATCCAGGAACAATACCGTCATACTCTGTTGTAAAGATTGTGCCATTTGCACTCAATACCCATGGTTGATTACTTTCAAATATTAATTTGTACACTTCTGATGCACTCATTATATCTGATTCACCGTTTTCCCAATCGACAGTAATTTGTTTGTCTTTTCTTTGTTCCATAACAAAGTCATATTCTAAACTACCGAAATGGTTTTCCCAAGCCGCCGCAAAAGATTTTTTACGGAGTGTCATTTCGTTCTTAACATATTCTTCAGTGTACTCGCCACGCAATTGGCCAACCACTGTTGCAGGATCCATGTTCAATGCTCTAATCACAGAAGGATATAGTGAATTAATATCCATTGAGCCAATCCAGTCATGTAATCCTTTTTTAGGATATGCCACATAAGCACCTGCGGCTGTTGTATCACCTAATGCATCTCTTGTCACTCTGTTAGGAACAACAAAGCCACGTCTGTGTGCTTCATTAATAATCGCCTGCTCTGTAACTGCTACGGCACCCATTGTCGTTGGAAGTAGCACAGTATTGGCATGAGCAAGTTCGTTGGCTAAATCAATAAATCTTAGTTTTTTATCAAGTTTATCGAGTAGTGCTACGTCTTGCCTGTTATATTCAATAAATGTTTTAAAGTCGTTGTTGTATAATTGATCTAAAGTACCTTCATAAACAGTTTTCTTTTCACCAACTTCCATTTCACCGATAGCATCAAGTCTATATGTATGGCGTTCTTCATATGTGTATTTTCTATATAATTCTAAACTGTCTAAATGCTGACGTCCGATTAGATCATAAGTTTCTTGTTCTCGACCAAATTTTTCATATGTTCTTTTCTTAGGATACTGATCCCATAAACAAAAACGTCTTGTATCCTCTTTAGATAATACCCTAGTAATTCTGTTTACAGTATAAGGAATATCATAACCTTCACTGTTCCAACCGCTTATAATATCTGCGTCCTGTATCAAATCTAGAAATGTATTAAGCATTTCTGCTTCGCTTTTAAATAAATGCGTGTTTGGAAAGTCTTTACATTGTTCTTTTGCTTCTTCCATTGATAGTGTTTTAGGTGGGAGTGCAAGTGTTACAAGACTATCAAGCCATTGTAAGTGTACCGTAATTGCAGTAATTGGAGTAAAAGGATCTTCAGGTGAACTGTATCCACGTTCAGGATCGAAGTCTACTTCAATATCAAAAAATGCTTTGTTTAGATTAGGAGCATCTTTTCCTAAATAGTTTTCTTCAAGAAGTCTGTATACAGGATTTATATCTGCTTCGAATAAACCTTTGTGTTTGTTAATTTTTTGTTCTTTAAGAAAGTCTTTCCAACTTTTGCACACAACTCTTGTGCATGAATCACCAAATGTAGATTTGTACTTGCCCCGCGGGTCTTTGTAGTACATTACATATCTAACTGGAAAGTCTTTGAATTCACGTTGTCCATTTACACGTTCGACAACTTTAATAATATCTTTATCTCTGTCCCAAAGGGCGTCTACGTAACTCATCTATTCTCCATTTGTCACTTCCGGCTGACAATACCAAATTAAGTCGCTTATGGCCGACTGTACCTTCTTCACATATAGTTATCACTAACTAATCCTATGATATAAATTATTGTAAGGCCTGCATTCAAAACAATCAATGATTTTTCTTTCCAAAGATAGCCTATCAATACCCAGCCTAAATTAGAAACTGTAAAAGCATAACTGTACCAAGGATACATATTAAACGCGGCCATTGTTGCCGCAAGTATCAACGTTACAGTAAAAAACCAAGCCAACGGTTGGTATGGTTTACTTTTTACGTTTTCTTCTGCCTTTTTTCTTTTTTGGTTCTTCTTTAATGCCATTTTCTTGCCTCCATTTTTCCTTAAGTTCAGCATCAGTCCAGTGTGGCCTTCTATCTAATCCACCTGCTCCTTGTGCCGCCCCAGGGGGAACTATTTCTATTTTTCCACCCTTCTTAAGGAACTCTTTCATTTTTTTATCTAATTGTGCCTGTTGTGCCTCTTTGTCTTCGTACTCGTTATTTGCCGTATAGTTTCTACGAATATCTATTGCCATAAATCTCCTAAGTTTATATAGTATAGCATTTTAAATTTTTGTTGTCAACCTATTTCGCAAAGAAATCATCGGCATTGGTTGCCTTATCGTCTATCCAAATATCGTAGACAGGTTTCTTCATTGCAAGGGTAGTATATTTCACACCCCATTTAGCAAATTGTTCTTTGGTATGTACTGCCCAATTTATTCCTGAATTACCACCTCTAGCAGTCCAATAATGAATCTCATGTCCTTCATCAAACAATTCGTTCATTTTCTGTATTCGTTCTTTGATTGGTTTACTATTTTCGTAATCACTACCTTTAGTTTTACAAATAGTTCCGTCTATATCAACCACGTATTTCATAAAAATAATCGCCATAGTGCAATAGTGTTCATAGCAGTAAACCATGTAGTCAATACCATTACCCAGGCCGCCTTTCTGTAGTATGCACCAAAAAATCCAGTTACACTTCCTATCCAATAAAACGGAATAAAAAGATCTGGTCTAGGTGCTAATACTGTGTATGTTAAAATTGCACTACCAATAATAACAGTGATTGCACTTGACATTTCCAAGTAAAATGCAATCGGATTAGAATTATAACTTTCTCTAAAAAACCTTATAAGTTTATTCAATTACTTGTCCTTACCAACTGTGACAATAATCGTTTCAAGATCGTCAAAATCGCTTGACACTTCTCCCCAATTAGATTTATGTGCAATACTAATCGCTTTGTTAATTAAACTAGGTTTTACATCTAGTTCTTCTGATACTGCTTTTACTGTATCACGTAAACCTTCTTTAAGGTCTGTAACTTCTTGCATTACGTTTGCACCATCATTGATAACCTGCATCAATTTGGCTTTTTCTTCCGCACCAAAAACTTTTCCACTCATGTGAATCTCCTTTGTTAATTTAA